ATCACCAACCTTACCGTCAGCAACTAGGCCAAATTTACGCTGGAGTTGAACCACTGCAAATTCAGTACTCTCTCCAAAATGACCATCAACCGAAAGTGGTTTGCTTTTAACACCCTTGTAACCCATCTTAGCCAATTGCTTTTGAAGAGTTGCTACGGCATCACCTTTTGAACCAAATTTTAAAATCATGTCGTACTCCAAATGAGTTTGGCGACATTACCTTTTGTTCGCCAGATGAGTACTGCAAGAAGGATTGCAAAGATGGCATCCCAGAGCGTAACTGGATCTTTAAAAAATAAGATATGTACTGATTGGCCTAAAAAAGCTGCAATCAAAGTTGCTGCAAAGAATGAATAGCCACGGTGGAAATTTCCACCATGACTAAAGGTTGCAATACGAAAACCGCAAATGAGATAAGCTAAAACGGCAACAGTTTGAAATAACAATTCGATCATGACTTGCCACCTCGAAAGATATTAAGAATGTCGGAAAGCTTCGCAGTTTTAACCCAATCAACAACCTTGATTAATATGAATAAACAAAGTGTTGAAGTGATAAGGGCCGCCACTGCATCAGCTTTTAATAATGTATGTTCTGTAATTAGTGGTGCACTGATATAACCAATACCAGTGGCCAATAACATATTGCGAATACGTTGGTAAGCATTTAAATCTTTCTCAAAAGTTGCAATAAATGCTGCCCCAAGTACTGCACCTAGCAACGCATTACCATTAATAAATGGAAGCAATGACACTGCACTTAGAGTGGCAATGGTTGCTGTAGAAGTTGTTGGTTCTGGCATAAATTCTCTCAATCCCAAAGCTGAATGCTTTGAACTTTATTTTGTGGAGTTGGGATGTCTGGTAATTGAACTTTTGTACCCATTGGGATGAATGGACCAAATTCAGAGAGATGTGGATTCGCTTCTAATACTCGCTCAACAACACCAGTGCTACGGCCATATTCACGCCAGCAAATGGCGTCAACAGTATCGTTTTGGATTGCATAGATTTCTTTCATCTAAACTAACTCCACATTCAAGCGACGGACTTTTTTTAAATCACGGATGGCAAATCGTAAATCACGTTTATAGTCATCAATTGTCGGTGTCAGTTCTTCAGCTTTTTGACTGCCATTATTTGTGGTGTCATAAGATCGGTATCGTTCACAAAGTTCTGCACCAGCTGCAGCAGAAACCGCACGGAAATACAAAACAGCGGCAATAGGCTTTCCATTGACCTGTTTAGTAGTAATTTCCACTAAAGTTGGGGCTTTACTGTGTAAACCTTCCAGTTGTTCATTAACATGAATTACAGCAGCCTCTATAGCTGGAATTAGACGCTGATTTGTGACACTTGAATCTAAACGTAAAACTTCACGAACATGGTTGCTTGATACCGATGGAAAGAACGGATCACTATTGATTACAACGTCCTGAGTTGAAAAAGTACCGTTTGCAATTAATCCAGACATTTTTATTCTCGGTTAGTTGAGGGGTGGAGATCTGAACCAAAAACAGAATAAAAGAATATTTGTATCCGGTCAGATCTGCCCCTCGGTGGGTGCTGGGCACTCGTTAAGAAGAAACTCCCTCAAATACCTGATTGCCAAAATCATCAACAACAGGTGAACCATCAGTATTGAATAAGGGCTGAGGTGGGTTTTCTTCTAATTGTTTTTTCAGTAAACGTTCAGCCTTCTGAAGTTCTTGTTTACCACCACAATTTTCATTGTGCTTAATGGCCAGTTTAAGAAACTCAACAGCTGGTTCATAAAGTTCTTTTTGGAGAAAACTTCGACCAATGGCTACATAGAGTTTTGCCCGAATCTGGTCATGCATACTGAATGTGGCAGTAATATTATTTGCCTTTTCCAAAATGGATAAATCAAAAACCTCTCCAGCAGTATGAGCAGCTTTGGCAGCATTTCCGATTTCTTCAGCAACAATAGAGGCTGTATCACGGTTGAAGGTGTCTGGCATATCTAGGCCATACTTCAGCGCAAATTCTGCAATACGAAGACCTTCTTCAAACATGCTTGCATCAAAGCACCAAAGCATAATCGTCGTGACAATATCATCCCGCATGTGTGGAGTACGTTCTTCAACGGAAAGTACTCCTTCCACATAGGGCATGTATTTAGGGATTAATTTGGCTTTGTGCTCTGCACGTTCAATTTCAGACTTAATGCCACGTAGCAAATTTTGGTCATTTTTTAATTCGGCCAATTGTAGTAAATACACGCTGGCATCTTCACGGACATCACCAAATTCATTTTCAGTCTTAGCAGCAGCTAAAGCTGCTAAGGACTGTAGGCGATGTCGTCGAGCTGGACTCAACATAAATCACCTTATTCCTGAATTACGATGTTTTCGACAAATGCAACTTTGTCGTAGGTTTCAATAACATATGCATCGTTTGATGATTGATATTCTTCAACTTGGTCCAAAGATGCATTATCAATAACTTTTCGACGTTTACCCGTCTCTTGAAAGTAAATTGACAAGTTATCGAAAGATGTTACGAGAAATGCATTTTCGGGAAAGAAAGGAACACGAACAGCGGGTAGACTACCAATCTGTTTCTGACTTAATAAAATTTGGCCAGCTAAAGTGTCTTGATTGTCTTTTGAATTATTGACTAGTGGGAAGTTCTTATCATTCAGCAACTGACGACCACAAATCACAACTAAATCAGTGTCATCTTGATGAATTTCACTAATCAAATTATTAACGACATCTGTTACAACAGCATCTAAATTTTTATAGTCACCAGTAGGGCCAACTACAACCTTTCCAGATCCAGCTACAACCTCTTTCATATGATGAGAAGGGGCTTTAGTACGAATTTTTTCTAACCAGCCAATGTTAAGATCTTGTAATAAAGGATTTGCATTACGATCTGTATCAACGGCAACAGTTGTTCCATGCCACCCGATCATAATCATGTCTAAAGCGATTGCACGTTCAACAAAAGCTTTCCATTTAGCATAAAAATCTGGGAAACGTGCCCATGCATCCATTTTTTCATAACGCAAAGCTACATCAAAATCAGTTTTTGCACATTTATATGTGTTGGATTCAAGGCCAGTTGGATCTACTGGTTTACGAGGTGTACCACCTTTAGTATTGGTTCGACCTGCAATTGTAGAACCTTGGTTTAACCCAATCGCTTCGCCTTCTAATTCTTTAACAGGTTGAATATTAATCCGTTTTAAAAATTCTGAAGATAGTTGAATAGCATCAACCATTTTTTGAGCTATTGAGGGTGTGACATTAAATTTTTTAGATGGATCTGCGACACCGTTAACTTTTGCAATTTTCTCTAACGTTGCCGTAAATTTTTCTCGTGTTAGGTTTTCCATGTTTTTAATACTCTACTTTTTCTGAGAAGTTGCCAGTGCTTTCTGGGGCAGGGGGTGTTTGGGGATTTGGTTCTTGCCCTAATTTTGAATTCAGATCGTTAAAATCATTTTGAAGTTTTGAATGGTCTTTTTTTAGTTCATTCAATTCTTTAAGGGTGTCACCAAAGGTTTGGGCAATTGCTTCAATAGACTTTGCAACTTCATTGAACTGGCCTTTATTCTGATTATCTTTTTCTTCTTGCTGAGGTTTTAGCCAGTTCATAACAGATGAAAAGAGATTAGAAACGGGAGAATCTTCTTCAAATTCCAATGCAATTTCTTCAGCCGCTGTAAAGAGATTATCTTTATGCTGCTTTTTAGAAGTAAATGGATTTACATCTGGATTTTTAGATGCAAACTCCATAATTTGAGTACCCAATGAGGCAGGGGTATCAGTAAATGCGATTCCAACTAAATATGCTTCGTTTGTATCAGCAAAGCTTGGGTTGACCTCAATTGAGTTGAAAAGCTTCTGCTTTTTGCCATGCAATTCAATGAGATTGTCAAACGCCTCTAATTGAGCATATAAAGCCCACTTTTTCTGTCCGGCAATTTCATCTTCTTGAGCTTTTAGTCCAATAACTTTTGCGTAACTACCAAACGGTGAATCAGGTGTAAAGCCACGGAGATGTTCAATATTTGCTAATGCTGTATAAGTATTTTGACTATAGTTTTTAGCCATTTGTTGAATCCATTCGGGTTCAATTACACGGCCATCTGTAGTTGCTCCAGCAACAGCAACTCGATAAAACTTGGATTTCTTACTCATGAGGTTTGAATCCTACTTAATATTTAAATAATTCATAATTTACGTAGTAAGCAGAATCGGAATTAAACCTAAAAGAATCAACGAAGCTCCCTTGTGAAAACAGTTTTCACAAGGTCTGTACAGTGAATCAAAATATTGAAGTTGGCTTAATAAGCCAATGAATACAACACCTGAAAATACACCTCTGACTTTTGATAACCGCCTCTTAGCAAAGTTCTTGTACTGGATGGGGTGGCGAATCAGTTCGATTGCAGAATACTTAAAAGAAAAAGACAAAAATGTTCATGCATGGAAGGCAAGAGATGAATGGGATGAGCAAGCCCCTGAAGGTAGAGTTGCTCAGGCTTTAGAGGCGCAACTTGTAAAGCTCATCATCTTAGAGAAAAAAACACCGGGTGATTTTAAAGAAATTGATTTGCTTATGCGCCAGCTGGAGCGCATGGCCAAAATCAATAAATATAACAATGGCGGTAATGAAACTGACCTTAACCCAAATTTAAAAAATAGAAATGCTGGACCACGTAAAGCTACTGCAAAGAATGTACTAACCGAAGAACAGATAGAAAAACTTCTAGAAGATTTCGATGAAGGTTTGTTTGAGTACCAAAAAGTCTGGTACCGAGCTAGAGAACAACGAAATCGGGCTTTATTAAAATCACGACAGATTGGAGCTACATTTTATTTTGCACGTGAAGCTTTGATCAAAGCCGTGACAACTGGCCGTAATCAAATTTTTCTGTCTGCTTCTAAAGCTCAGGCGCATGGCTTCAAAACTTACATTAAGGATTTTGTTCTTCAGTCGATTGGTGTGGATCTACAAGGTGATCCAATCACAATCACTTTGCCTTCAAATGAAACCGTTCAGCTCATTTTTTTAAGTACTAATGCTAAGACTGCGCAAAGCTATCATGGCGATCTATATTTTGATGAGTTCTTCTGGGTACATGGCTTTGCCACACTTAAAAAAGTGGCATCAGCTATGGCAGCTCAAAAACAATATAAAAAGACTTACTTCTCCACCCCTTCAAGCAAATCACATGAAGCCTATAAGTTCTGGACTGGTGAAGCGTTTAACAAAGGTCGTTCTAAAGACAAACAAGTTGAGATTGATACTAGCCATGATGCATTAAGAAATGGTGCTCTCTGCAATGATCAAATGTGGCGACATATCGTCAATATTTATGATGCAGAAAGACAAGGTTGTAATCTCTTTGATATTGACGAGCTGATTGCGGAAAACAGTGCAGATGAGTTCGCCAATTTATATATGTGTGAATTTGTCGACGACGGCCAGAGTGTATTTCCACTTAGCATCATCCAGCCATGTATGGTGGATTCATGGGAGTTGTGGACAAAAGACTTTAAGCCACTAGCAACAAGACCTTTTGGAAATAAGCCTGTTTGGGTTGGTTATGATCCAGCTGAATCTGGAGACAGT